ATCTAATGCAAAAGTATGATAATCATGATATTTTTCTTGACCATCAATAGTTAATGTACCAACTTCAATTTCATCATTCAAATATTCAATATTAACAATTTTATGATTATAATGATCTAGTTTGTTCATTCTAACTAAATTATAAACAGAATTATCATAGCGATTATAGTTTTTATGATGCACTGTCATTTTTTCTTCATTTATATATTGTTCATCATAGTTCCATTCATTTTCTAAATTGTTTTCATCTTTCCAACTAGAAACCAATCTATGTGTAAATAACCATTTTTTAGATGAATTTTCAAAAATTTGTTCATATTCAGAATTTCCACCATGAACATTTTTAAATCTTTTATAAAAAGGCATCATAGAATCGTTAATTTGTAAATCTTTAGCTTCCACAAACCCACGATCTTTTGTAACGTGTTTATGATTTAAAGTGCAAATTAAACTTTTTCCATTATCAAAAGTAATTTTCATTACTTTTGCAGATTTTTGTGTAACACCTGCCCATGTAATTAATCCAGGAACAAACTTACCTGTATTAGGATCACACGAATATGTCCAAAGTTCTTTATTATTTTTTAATTCATCAGAAATTTCAGAAATAGTTAATGTTCTACCATCTAATAATGGAACTTTAGTATCCATTGCTAAACATCCTGTAGATGCATCATATGTCATTTTATTTCTATATTTCACCATAACATCACGTAAATATTGTTCGGCTTTTCCTTTAGGAAGATTTCCAACATCAATATAGAAAACTCTTCGCTCTGGACTGCGGCTTATACGATACACTACAATAGCATCTTCAATCATTCTTAATTGATTTAAAGGTTTAATGCAGTTGTGGGCGACTAATCCATTAACAATAAAATTATGATTTTCATTTTCTACTTCTAAATCAAAAACTTCATCAGATTCACCAACATTAGAAATTTCAAAAATATTTTCAAATTCTGGAAGTGGTCTTGCAGAAATTGTCACTGACCAATGATCTGAAATATTACGCATTTTTCCTGCAATTTCTCTTTGCCCTGGTGATTTACCAAAATAAATTTTACCAGAACTTAATCCTAGTGTTGTCCATAATTCTTTAATATCATAAATTAAATTTTGATTAGATAAATTAAATGTAGATGCAAAATATCCACCAAATAAATGATCTCTATTACATCCATCAGCATTGTGTAAACCTTGTATAAACGCAAGTTTTACACTTCTTTTAGATTTAAAAACCCAGTCTGGAATTCTTTTGTTTTTACATCCAGTTATAAATCCTAATTGTTTTAATAATTCTCCACCTAATGTAGTAGATGAATAATATGAATGATAGTTGGAATTTCTGCCTTTATTAACAACCCTTCTACAATTACCAAAAAAATGTTCCATTAAAAATTTATATCTTTCATTTAATTCTGGATAAACCCCTTCAGCAAATCCAACAGCATATGGATTAATCCAACCATCACCAATTAAAAATCCGAATAATTCTGCAAAATCTTCATTAACATATTCTGGAATATTAACTTGATTTAAACAATAACCTTCAATTTTACTGGACAATTCTAATTTAATAGGTAATCTTTCAATAATATTATTTGCTTCTTCTTCATATAATGGTTGATATCCATATACAAAACCATATACTCTGGATCTGCGCATACCAATTTCATCAGCAATTGCATAAATTATTTTTTTCTTTCCTTTTATTGTAGCATTTACCCATAGTTCTGGATTAGAAACTTTAAAAACAAGTTTTCTATTGGTTTTAGGAAATGGAATTTCTTCATAAAATTCATTAGTATATGGTAATCTAATTTGATGAATTTTTGGTTTAATTTTATTTATTGGTAAATATTCAATAATATTAGTTTTATTGTGTCTAGTTAATAGTAAATGATCTTCAGTACATTTTAGTGTAGTATGTCTACATTTAATTGTTACTACATTTTTAATACCATTACTCCAGCAATCAACAACTTTTGTTGGAATCAATTTATCAGAATTTTGATCATATGAAAAAATAGTATCACCTTTAGTAATATCTTTAATAAATTTCCATCCATCAATTGTTCTAACTCTTTCATGACTACCAATACAACTATGTAATGGACTAATAACAAAATTATTTTTGGCATCCATCAAACCAGAATTTATATTAATAATGCTATCGGTTGCTACTCTAATACCATTATTAACACCACCAGCAGTATATGTTTGTGTACTGGTTCCTTTATCATTATATATATAATATTCTGCCATTGATTTAATAATATTAGCACCAGTAACAGGATCTCTTTCCTTGTTAATTTCTCGAATTTTACGAATTTTTCTAGGATCTATATAACGTAATTCTTGAATTCCTTCTTTTGGATTTTTTTCATTTACTACTACATGAAAATAAATTCTTCCATCTATATACCAACGTCTAAAAAGATCATCAGCTAGATTAGAAAAATTTAAAAGTTTTAATACATAATCATATTCTTCTATAATTTTCTTTTTAATAGAATCTGGTTGTTTTAAATTATCTACATTAATTTCAACAACTGAACCATCACCAGAATGAGTAATTGCTTCATTCACAATATCATCAATGGCAGATTCCAATTCTGGATGATTTGACATTTCACGATATCGAGTAATAAGTTCTAATTCATTTCTTACAGATCCTTCTAAATCGACATAGGTGCCGTAATACGCATTTTGTGTTACTGTTACGGCACCATCGTCTAACGCTGCGGTTGGTAGAGCAAACGATTTTTCATCGGGTGACTCTACCTGAGTGACATCCTTTTTTCCTAACGTAAAACCAAATATTTTCAATACAATTACTCCATCAAATTATAAATTAAACAATACCAGTATCTTCTGAAGTCCACCATTGATAGGCAAGAGTTACAGAATATTCTTCAATGGTATCATTAGCTCCCCAATCCAAATCTATTGGAGAAATATCTGACGGGAACATTCCAATAAATTTATATTTTTTAATTATTTTTCCTATTTTTCCATATTGATCTACATTAGCATCTACACTATAATTGATTGGAGGTAATGCAACAGAAGCACGTAAATTTGCAGTATGACTATTAATTCCATCCATCCAACGTTCTAAAGCATTACGAACAACAAAATCTTCATCATTAATAATAGTAACAACCCAATCTGTAAATATTCTATTTCCGGCAAATTTTAATTCGCGGCCAAAATATTGAACTGGCACTACCCCAATAGTAGATCCAGGTAATTGAGCAGATTTACACATAAATGTTAATTTTTCTTGTGCATTTTCGGGAGAAGAAAACGCAGGGAATGGCATGGTGACTTCAAATAAATTTGGCCTAGCACCATCACCAATCATTTGTGATCTAAATTGATTAATTGAAAAGGGCATTTTTAAGATTTCTCCTAAATATTTTTAGTAACTTTAAATATCTTATTTTATATTTATGAATATTTTTTTATATATTTTTTAAATATAGCGTTTAAATAGTTGGACGATATATTCCAATAATTTCATCAAATGAAACGCCAGTTCTGGTAGCAATAAAATTCAATTGAATAAAATTTATACTACGAGCAGGTTTAACATAAATATCACCAACAAATTCATTGCGATCAATAACTTCTGGTGTATTATTAGTAGTATCACAAACTACGCGGAAATCATAAATACCCCTACGTCCTTTTACATCACGTAAATATGGTTCAACTAAATTAACAAATTGTGCCCTAGTAAATTGATCATTAAATTCAAATAGAGTAGATCTAGATGCTTTAGCAATAGCTTTTTCTATGATAATAAATAATCTACGAACGTTAATTCTATCGAATGCTGATGGTCGAGCCAACAACGTTTTATCCCCAAATAACATCGTACCTTCGCCAGGAAAAGTTACTACAGGATTAACGCCTTTCAAATATAACGAATCTCTATTAGATTTATTAGGATTCCATGCAATTTTAATAACATTTTTAATAATACCTCTATTTAATCCAGCCGGAGAAAACCAAGGATCATTAGTATAATCTGTTCTAGCACATAATCCAGCAATATCACCGTTCATAGGAATCCAACGATAAATATCATTATATTTATCATATTGATATTTCCAATTACAATCCATTACAGCATAAGAAGTGGATGTTAATAAATTTCTAAAATCTAAAACATCACTTTCTTCATATCCATAATTATTAACGACATCAGCTTTTTCTGGTGAAATGAATACTACGCAATCTTTACGATTTTCTGCAATATTAGAAATTAAATGAGTAGCAATAGTTGCTGTAGCAGGACCAGAAATAACTAACGAAATATCAACAGAATCAACATCTGCCATTACATCATACGCTCTAATTACATCTTCTTGTGTAATAGTACCATCAGCACCATTTTTTAATTGATATGATTTTGAAGTGGCAAGTTGTGTAAAAGATGTATTTGCTGAATTAGATCCCCAGTTACTACCATCAATAGGATGAGATAACCACCAAATATACTTAGAATTTGTATTAATTACATTTTTGTAATAATTAGAAGAACCGTCAAATGATTGAGCATCCGCAGCTTTAGATACAAATCCAAATCTTTCTATTACAGTATTAGCCGAAAAAGAAAATATACCCAATGTATCAATAACAACAATATGAAGTTCATCATTAGAACCACCTTTTTCATCAACATAATCTGATGTTGCCGGGGTATCAGTAAAATATCCGGAATATGCCCAACCACTATACGTATTAGCATCAGCAATTTCAACTCTTAATGTATTACCATAATGCCCAGCGCATCTTGCAGCAAATACACCATATGTATTTGCTCCATTAGTATGATTATATTCATAATCATACTCATTTTCAATTAATACTCCAGTATTACCGCTAGTAGCATTTAACGTAGATACCGTATTAGCTGCACGAACAACTTTAAGGTTATTAGAATATGATAAAAAATTTGCAGCAGAAAACCAATATTCAGCATTATCATTATCAGGCGTACCAAACCTATTTACTAAATCAATTTCATTGTTTATAGTAACAATATGATTTATTGGACCCCAATTAAATGGTGCCCCAATACCACCATTAGATACTGCTAATGAAGGTACGATAGTAGTAAGATCAATTTCTGTTACTAAAACGCCAGGTGACACTTGTATTGCCATATAAATTTCTCCTTATTGTTAGGAATAGATTATTTATTTTTCTTATATTTAGTATTTTTAAGTTTTTGGTACCTTTTTATAATCTATTAGTTAAATAAGATGATGGAACTTTATATGGTGATTCTGATTTATCATAGGGTGCCCAAATAT